CCACTATCTCCAGAGCCGCTGCCTCCAGAGCCAGAGCCAAATGTTGGAGTAACTGCATTGCCCGAAGCGTCCTGAGGAGCTACTGCAGCTGTAACATCTACTGTAACAATATCCTCTAGACCTTCATTACGGGTAAAGTTTGTGATGCTAAACCAAGCAGAGAAAGTTGACGTGCCAGCCGCAAAGCTCATTTGCACTGGTGTGTCATTCATAAATGCAGATTCCAAAGTTGTGACCTGAGCATCTGAGTCATCATAATTCATCTGAAAATCTACAGACGCATTTTTAAGAGTCCCGATGGTTGCACGCCAGCCCCCAGTAGCTCTCACAGTTGCATCACTTTCACCCTTTTCAAGGTTAATCGTAACATCTTTTATATTCCCAAGGGTTGCACTACCAAGAGTGGCAACACAATCCTTACCCAAAATAATAGCCATGCTATCACCTCACTTTTATATAAGTTATAGACAACACAGATACAAAAGCTCTGAGGTCATCCAAAGTGTCTAAGTTATAAAGAGGGTCAGCCTCCATACCCCGAAAGCCTGCATTGTTTACAGGCACAGTCAGCAGGGTATCTTGGATTTCCTCAACCAAAGTCAGCAGCTCATCAAGCTGCTGAGAGTTGTAAGGGTCAACAGGTGCACGCAGTGCCAGACTAATTAGATACTCAATCTCTGTGCCACTTCTACTAGAGCCAGCATAACGCTCACTCTCTGGCCAGATGTGTACCTCAACGTCTTTAAGAGTCTCAAGCTCAAAGCTTGGGACTGTCACACGCTTGGCTGTAAAGCTTTTGGAGTAGCTGCCCTGATTAATCAAGGTCACAACACCATCAGCAATGTCACTGGCTGTGCTCATCTTGCCTGCCTTGTATGCACCCTAAGTACCACTCTGCTGGGGTCTGAGTAGCTAAAAACTCTACCACCACCACCAGTGATAACAGGGTAAACAAATAGAGTGCCAGCATCATCAACCTCATGCACCTCATCACCACGCTCAGGCAATACCTTGGAGCCATTAAGCTCCAAGTCATCTGACAAAATCAGATAGTCCCTGCTCTGGCTTGTTTCATACAAACCAGACAGGGACTCCTGAGCAAATTCAGTAGAGCCAACCACTGCAATCAGTCTTACAGAGTCATCACCTCTGACATAATCAACAGCTATGCCAGAGTGTGACCTGATAGATTTGAAATTGTCAGTAACGACTCTTTTCACCATTGCTACCTCTAGCTCACAACAGACTCAGCGTTACCGATTGCATCACTGACAATCACTGGAACGCCGAAACATTCTTGTGGGAAAGGTGCCGGATTCCCTGATGGATTCGTGGCAGTGCGTGATTGCTGTAGAGCCTTCAACTGCACACGATTCATGATGAGGTAATCAGGCATCCCGCCAGCTGGGAACAGAGACAGCAAATCACTGATCTTGTCATCATTCAAGCTGGAGACATTAGCCAAACGGGCTGCATCATATTTGCCACCCACCTGCAAGCCTGCCCATGCTACCACAGGTGTGTAGTAAGCTGAGAAGCTACCAGAAGCATCAGCAATGCGCTGGATGCTGGTGTCACCAATGTTAATGACTCCAGAGGCTCCCCAGACACTTGAGACAGCATTAACGCCAGTGCGTACAGCATAAACACTAGAGCAGTTTGTAGTTGCTCCACCGTCAATCACCATATCACCCAGAGCTGCCAGATGATCTGCCAGACCGTCAAAGCCATTGGTGCCAGTACCATTGATAAGGTTATCCTCAGCAGCGTAAAAAGCAGCACGCAAATGGTCAACAGCTTGGGTTGACAACATTGCTGCTACCCCACGCTCATCTGCATCAGCAACAGCCACGTCTACACTAAATGAGGCATCCAATATTTTTAAGTTGGTTGTGACTTTAGTGTAACCAGCTTTGTTTTCTTCACGCCCACTATTCTCATCACGAAAACCAGCAAGCCCTGTGGCGCTTGTCTTCTTGAGATAATTGTAGGTATGCCCTGCAATCGACTTGGCAGAAAGTGCGGCCATTACTGGTGCGCTATCTAGCAAGTCATTAATAATACCAATGCTAAGGTCAGAGTCATTAAACTTTGCAACCTCAGCCAAATCCATTCTTACATCAGCCATGTTGTGAATCCTTCCTTAGCCTATTTGAATGATTTTGAAAAATGTGAAACAAGAGCCGCCCCTGCATCACTACCAATCTGAGAACGATAAGCAGCGTGCTGCTTGGCTTTCTCCAACTCTTCTGCCTTGGGTGCAGATGAAAACTCTAAAGGCTCATCCTCACCACGGTCTAGAGTTGCCAGCTTTGCTTTTAGCTCAGCCACTTCCTCTAGCAACTCATCACGCTGCTGCTTAATGTTCTGGTTGTGCAACTCTGTTGCATCCTCAAAACTCAAGCCATCAGCAAACCACTGGGCACCGTCATTGCCAAACTCAGCAATAAACCGTGCACAGAGCTTGCGAGCATCAGCACTCAGGTCTGTGGCATCCTCAGCAACTTCCTCAGCTGCCTCCTCAACCACTTCCTCAGGCTCAAGCTCAGCAGCTTCCTCCACTACTTCCTCAACCGCTTCCTCTACTGCTTCATCAACTTCAGCAGCAGAAAACTGGTCTGGAGCAGCAGCGTCATCATGGAGCTCATTAAGCTCCTCATTCTGCTTTTCGCTCATTTCGCTTCTCCCTAAAAACTTGACCAAATAACGGTCATCAGAATTACTCAGGACTGTAGAGCTGGTGTGCTCATCAGCACCCTGAGAACAAATCGCACACTGACGGAATGGCCACTTCCTAACAATGGAGCCGTTAGAGAACTCCCTGCCATTGACCATGACAGGCTCATCACCTACCTGCTCAACTTCAATGCCATCACCGCCGAAACTTATAGACGCTTCCCACATCACACCCTGCCTAGCTAAGTAAGCAATTTGTGCTGCACGGTCATCATCCTTAAAGCTGATGAGCTTGCCAGTGCAGACCAGCCCCTCATCAGTTATTTCAAAATTGTCTAAATAGCCGATGATCTCATCAGCATTGTGATTAAAGTCTAGAGTCACTCTGGGCTTAGTGAGCCTCATGCCCTCTAGGTCATGGACTACATTGCCCCAGTAAAAATGCTCAATAGACTTACTAGAGCGTGCAAGCAGTTTGACCTCCATGGTGTCTGGGTCAACTGATGCATGAGCAGCCTTAAAATTAAATGCCGCTGCTGGTATTTCCTTATTACTCATTGCCTATCTCCTGTGGGTTAATCTCTACCAGCCCATCAAGTGAAGTGCTCACACCACTTTGCTCCATGTACTCCTGCTCAACCGCCAGCTGGTCTGCTATCTCCCTAAAGTCTCTGCCATACCTTTCACGCACAACCTGTGCACGAGTTTTTAATCCAGCTGCTATGGCAAGGATGTCACCCCTAACCTCTTTAAGTGGGTCTACCCATGGAGTCCCAGAGGTTACCCAGTCCCAGCGAAGCTGCCCAAGCGTCATGCCAGAGGGTAGCGTTAAATATCCATCCTGAATGAATAAGCCAAGCCGCCACACTGTGAGCCTGTTAAGCATATCTCTCAGAGCACGCTGCTTAGATGCTGTGCTCTTCTGGTAAGCTATCCAAGCTGACCTACTGCTTGAGTAGTTAACCTTGGACTCATCAAAAAAGCTGATAGGTATATCAAGAGCCTTGAGAGCCCCCATGGTCATGGTCTCTGCAAAGCTTTGAAATTCTTGGTGGGGGCTTTCACTTTCCAAAAACTCAGCACGGTCACCAGCCTCAAGGTCAAGCACTAAACCGGAGCTTTTACCAAAGTCCACATTGTAGCTGTCACCATCTGACTCAACGTCACCAAAGCTATCAACAGAATCACGATAGAACACTAAACCAAAAAGCTGGCTTATCTTCATCCTTGCAAGTGCATACTCACTGGCTTCCATAACATCTCTAAACTGGTTAACAGCACTGGCCAGTGGGCTCACGCCTCTCACTTGGTCGAACCTGTCAAAGTATCCCAAGTGAATCACATTGCCAGCCCTAACCATACGCTCAAGCTCATAGCCATACCTGTCATTGCGTCTGTTGACTGCAATGGCTCTGAGCTCACCAGCTTTGCCAACCTTCACACCATGTATAAGATTTTCAAAGCCTTGCCCCTCTGGGGTTCTCACACGGTCTGACTCTATCACCTGCAGGTGGCCAGTCTTAAGCTTAATAACAAATACATCACCATCCACTGTGCGCCTCTGCTCAAGCATCCTTACCAGAGCAGGCAGTGAGTGCCTGTATGTTGCATCACAGTTGAGTGGCCTGCTGTACCACTCCATGAGCTCCTCAAGCTCACGGTTAAGCCCTTGGTCTTTTGTGTTTGGCTGGAATTCAAAAGAGCTTACATAATCCAAGTGCCGCCTCACAGCCCAAGAGCAGACAGCCATGTTATCGTGAATATCACGAACATTAGCAGTTAGGTACTTGCGCTTGCTTGGCGTGAGCGTACTGTCTACGCTCTGAATTCTAGTGTTTGGGCTCTTACGCTTTTTGTCAGCCTCAGCAGCTTTATAGTTGAGCTGTGTGGCCTCTGGGGCAATCGCTCTAATCAAATCAGTCCAGCCTCACTGTTGCTAATCTTGGACGCTTGCCCTTTTCAACAGCCACCTGCCTCATCCAGAATCTCAGCTCTTTGAGTGCCTGAGCTCTTGAGTACTGTGTTGTCATCCCGTCAATGCTGACAGACAAAATGCCTGCATTGATCTTGAGGGCATCCTGCAAAATCACAACCATCTGCTCAGCATAACTCTGCTCAATCTTGGCAGCGTCTGTGTTGTTTATGTTTTGAGTCATACCACCATTGTCCACAAACACCCAACAAAGTTGATGCAACCTTTGCAGGTTTAATATCTGTTGACAATTAAAAGAGAAGCAGACCAGTTAATAGCTGCGACAATAAAAGGAGGTCATAAAAAAGGAGTTAGTTAATGGCGCGCGTTTTAGTGATTGGTGATACCCACTGCCCAGTGATGCTGAGTGACTATGTAGATTTTCTGAAACAGGTTGAGGCAGAGTGGGCATGTGACACAGTTGTGCACATCGGTGATGTGGCTGATTTTAATGCTATTAGTTACCACGAAAAGAACCCAGCCACACCAGCGCCAGAGGATGAGTACCGCCAAGCACTGAGCCAAGTGCAGAGCCTCTACAAAGCTTTTAACAAAGTTACAGTAATGACTGGCAACCATGACGCATTACCCAAGAGGCAGGCACGCACAGCAGGCATACCCACAGAGCTGGTAAAAGACTATGGACAAATCTGGCAAACACCAGACTGGAACTGGATGCCAAGGTATTCAGTGCATGACATCGACGGTGTGAAGTATGCGCACGGTGACAGGGGCAAGGGTGGGCAAATGGCTGCACTTAAAAATGCAAAAGACCATTTTTGCTCTTGGGTGCAGGGGCACCTGCACTCACAGGCTGGGGTGACCTATTTTGCCAATGAGGATGCCATGATATTTGGCATGAGTGTTGGGTGTGGCGTAGACCGCCACACAGCCGCCATGGACTATGGCATTAAGTTTACCAGCAAGCCAATCATTGGCTGTGGGATTGTCATAGATGGAGTTTATGCAGTCTTTGAACCTATGAGGCTTGACTGATGAAAGATGAGAGATGCAAGGGCTGGGTTGGTGATGGAGCCAACCGCCAAGCCACTGAGCTCATGAGGGCAAGGCAGGTGAGCGTGATTGCTCAGCGCAAAATTGATGAGCTCATAGATGATGTAAAGCTGGAGTATGATGAGCCTGCCAGATTAGTCAGCAGGCTCATCATGATCCAAAGGCTGCTAAGTGGTTAATTACTCAAGCTCACGGTCAAAATCTATAGCAACATCTCTGCCCGATGATTGCCAGTGGCTGAGAGTCACATGCTCCTCACCATATTGCCAAGTCATCTCAGCTGCAATTTTCATGGCATCAGACTTGGCCACAATTCCATCTATTGAAAAATAATGAACCTTGCCACCGAAAAGAGAGCCCTCTTGAGTTACGTTTATTCTGTATCCATCTGGAGTCATAATACTGTGCCCTTCTAAAAATTCGCCCCCCTGAGGGGGCTTATTATTTAATACCAAAATCTGATGTGATGCCAATCACTGTGGAGATAACGGTAGTCTGTATCCTTCCTCAGCTTCTCTATTAAGTCAAACAACTCCAAAAGCTTGATTTCCTCTACCTCCTTGTATTGCCCTTTAACAACAATATTTATAACGGTATCACATCCCCACTCTGGGAAAACTTCAACTTTACCAGCTGGGTCATAGCCCCAGCTTTTGATTGATTGCCTGATTCTTTTTGCAGCTTGCTTTGCTGATAACATCGCCTGTGCCCTTCTTAAAATGCGCCCCCCTGAGGGGGCTTGGTTATTTGTTACATGCTCCAGTAAAGCTCTGAGGATGGAGAGCATGAGCGTGGTGTATTAACACGCTCCATGTACATCTCACCAGTCATCCTATTTTTTCGCTCAACCATTTTCTCAATGTTGTTGTGAAAATCTGAGTAGTCTGCAATCGCCAACTCTTCTGGGTTAACCTCAGGATTAGCTTTAAGGTATCTAGTGCGTGCACACTTTGCAGCACGCTCTGACTTGTGAGCTGGAGAGTAAATGTCTCCGATTAGTCTAGTGGTTTCGATGTGGTAGATAACAAAGCTCATGATTTGTGCCCTTAGTAAAAGTGATTAAGTAATTCTTATGCTTTATTTATATCGTCACAGCTATATAGCTGTCAACAATAATTAACAGCCAGAACCAAAAAAAAATTAAAAACTTTTTAGCCCTCTTTGAGGTACTCACGGTCATCTCTGACCTGCCCACACTTCTTGCATGTTGTGCGCCGCCAGATAACCTTATCAAACTCAGTGCCATCTGGTAGCACGCCAGATGTGTTAAGCTCACGCCTCTGGCTGTACTTGGTTCTCTGTGTGCTCCCACACTTGATGCACCTAGTGCGCACAGCATCAACCACTGCAACCTTTTTTGTTTTGCTTCCTTTTGGCCTTCCTGCTTTGGCCATCATAAACCTCCTTATAAATAACTAACTCTGTTAGATTTCTTTTTTGTTTTTCTGGGTCTCTGCTCTTGTGCTACCCTGCCAATCAAATCACAGCCAAGCATAGAAGCAACAACAGCTGTTCCAACTATGCAGTCAAAAAAGTGATTATCTTTTTGGTCTGGTCTGGCCTTCCACTCATCAACCTCACGCCCTCTACCTGTTGTGCGTATTGCATACTCACCAGCCATCTGGTCAGCAAACATCTGCAGCCTCTGCTTGTTACATTTGAAAACAGACAAGCTTCCAGCATCACCAAGAGAAGTGCGGAACCTGCCAGCTATAAATGATTTCCAGTAGTTTGTGTCATAGAGGCAATACCTGACTGCACGCTTGCCAGTGATTGCTGGTATTCTCCAGTTCAGACCAATGCGCTCACCCTTCTTGCGCTTGTAATCACTAAAGGGCTGGCTGCTGGCTCCAGTGTAACGGCCATGGCTGGGAAATAGCTTAGACTTGTTTGCTGATGTGCGTGCAAACCTGTACACAATATCTGTAGACTGCCCATAGTTTGCATCAATGAGCAACATATCAAGTGACATCTCAGAGCCATCATCTCTCTTAAACTTGCGCTTAAATAAATCACCATCCACTAGCCTGCTTAAAGCTTGAAGCAGCTGAGCCTCATAGCCTGCACTGGGTAACTCTGTATTAAAATTCGGGTGAGCGTCTGATAGGGTAAAGTATCTCTTGCCCTGATCTGGCCAAGCGCCAAAAGTCAAAACATAGCCGGTCATATTTTGTGACCAGCCAGTAATGACGTAATAAAGCAATGAGCCCTGCACATCCACAAAAGCAGTGAGCCTCTCAACATCTAAAGGCACTTCATGCTCTTCAAAGCCTGAGCACTTGCTGATGATCTCATCTGGACTCAGCCCACCATCTTGCTCCTCATTCTGCTGGGGGTCATTCTGATACTCAGCAAAAAAACTATCTTCATCACGAAGCCTTAAATTCCAAGCGTGCTGGATTGCACTTACCTCATCCTCATTGAACCTATCAGGCCACGCTGCCTCTGCTCCTAAATCCATCTCCTCTCTATTCTTTTTATAGAAGTCTGTGGCAGCACTCCCATCACCTCCAGCAATCAGGTGCTCTGCCCTGATCTCTGCATACTTCTGCCACAGCTTTGACTCTGGCCACCTATAAACCAGCTTTGTCCTCTCACCCTGCCAGTCTGGGTGAATATCTCTGTTGAGGATTCTATCAGCCATATCACCACGCCTGATTACTGTGGTGGGCATTATCCCTGCAATCTTTTTACCCGCTCCTGCCAGCCCCAAAACAGCACCAGCTAAAATGGCCTCACGGGCTGCACATTGGCTGGGTGACCTGCTGCTCTCATCTGTCTGGGGGTCATCAACTATCACCAGTGACGGCCTTACGCTTTTGCCAGATGCTGTCTTAAATTTCATACCACGCACACGGCCAGTGAGCCCTGTAGTTTGAATGACACCACCACTAGCCTGTGAGCCCTTGATGGTAGGCAGCACAACCTGCTTGCCAGTCCACACAATATGGGTTCTATCACCGTTGTAAATCTGCCCCTTGGTTCTGTTGGCAATTCCCTCCAGCTTAGTAATGGGGTAACAGACCTCTGGGAAGTCATCAGCCAGCAGCTCATTATTCTCAAGCTCTCCCTTGATGCTATTGAGCATCTCACTTGCAGCCTCTTCACTGGCACCAATCAAGCAGACAAATTCACGGTGCCCATACAGCAAAGCCCACAGGCTTGCAGTCTCTGCAAGTGTGGTCTTACCTGAGCCTCTTGGCATGGCATAGGCAAAGAGCATACCTTTAAGCACTGCCAGCTCAATCTTTTCCAAAGCTTTCAAATGATCATCTGACCATGCCAGTGTGAACACTTCAGGAAAGTATGACTCACAAAAATTCTGGAAGCTTAACCTTGCTGCCTCTTTTCTTTTTTCGTCAGCAACTTTAGGCATGGGGGCAATGTCTCTGCCTGCCAAACTCTTGGCTGCATTGCGCTCACGCTCCTGCTCTTTTTTGAGTTGATAGTCTACTGCCAAATCAAGAAACCAACTTTACACGGCCTCAGAGGAGATCGGAAG